TTAGTAATAAAATATGGCATTAGGAATCTTTAACCTCATATCAGCATCATAATCTCTGCTTCGTCTTGTTCTATTGAGAAGTCTATCTGAGATTGTGCCATACCCATAAAAACAGGTGGTACAAAAAAAGTTTTAGCAAATATGGTCTTAACTAATGGCTCTAGTGGTTCTAGATTGATAACTTCTAGATTAGGAACAATTTCTATAATCGGTTCTATTTTCTTAGTCTTAGCTTGTTTATATCGTCTCGGTCCGCCACCGGAACCTGTTGGAACGACTGGCTCAACTGGCTCGACTGTCGCAAAAGCCGTAGATATTAAATTGCCTAGTGGCGCATCAAGGATAGGTAAGATCAGAGGAATACTGTTCGCTGTAGCGGAGAGAGCACCTAGACTGCTGACGGCTTCTGCTAAATGTCTTACATTAGCTTGACTTGTTGAGGTAATATCACCGAGCAAAGCTGTGGCTGTGACCTGAACGATTGGGGTAGATTGAACTGTGGCAGACATTCCACCTAAAGCACTTGTGGCAACATCATTGACAACAATTGGTTCACCTAAACTTAAAACATTGGTGTCGAGTTTTCCACGATTAGCGGAATCAAGAATTAAAGTCGGTGGTGTTGATAAATAATCTGTATCAAGTTGCCCTGTATCTAGGACAAATTTTGATGCCATAGTTTAACTAGCGACTGTTAGAGAAGCTGTTAAGGAACCTGAAGCAATGGTGTAAGTGTCGCCTGCTGTGTAAGGGTTACCAGTGATTGTTCCTGAGAACAAAAAGTTACCAGCAGTCAAATTATCCCAAGCCGTAAAATGTGTTGCGTCTTCAGAGCCAGCAATGTTAGTCCAAGTTATATCTGCGTCTGAAGCGATAGCACCAGCAGAAGCAGCAGCAAAAGAAACAGACTTACGTGTGGTTTCAACAGCAGGACTTGTTGTTCCATTAACACCAGGGTCGCCCACATGTAATTTAATATATGGTGTTGCAACGGAATATGATGTTGCGTTTCCCAAAGCGTTTAAAAAACTGTTGGCCAAATATGTGCTTAATCCTGTTGCCATTTATTCTCCACTTGACTCAATAATTCTGACTATGTGATTATTCTCATCGCGTTCTACAGTTCTAATAACTGATTTCGTTTCTGGTGAATTGATATTAACAATCGGTGGCGATACATTAATTGTTGATGGAGGAATATTTACAATAGTCTCTGGTATCTGGACATTTATTTCACTTGATCTTGATACATCGTAAATGCCAGTTGGGTCGGTAGGGTTTATCTGAGCTAGTGGTTGTAGTTGTGTGCTTGGTACACCAGTATGAGTTATCTTTGGTAGGTCTAAAGCACTAAGGGTCGCTGCTGGGTCAAAGCCTGATTGAATTAAGCGTTGTGCCATTTGAACTCTTTTATCTTGTTCGATAATTTTAGTATCTACTAAATCAATATTTGCTAATGGAACTCTGTATTGGTTTCCACTTTCAACAGGTTGTAAATCTTCAAATCTTCTAATGTCATTTACTGAATAAAAGCCACCTTGCAGTCCTGACATATAACCAGCGACTCTTGTTTGGAAGTCTCCTCGCAATAATCCGTCCACATTAAACTTTATAAAAGCCGTGGTCGGTAACAAGCTAGAGTATGCGTCTTCCATTTTAGTTATGTATGGTCGTAAGGTGTGAGTAACAAAATTTATATTATTCTGTTCTACGCTGGCGTAAGACATCGCTCCTGGAGTCGTAATCCCAATCATGTGAGGTGGAACTCTAAACATTCTTGCGATTTCTTCTATTGCTAACTTACGAGAATCAAGCATTTGCGCTTCGTCAGGATTAGCACCAGTCTTTACATACTTTGCGCCACCAAATAATATGCCGGACTTGTGTGCTTTTCTATAACCTCTGTGGCGATTATCGAATCCTTCCACTAAATCTTTTGCTTGTTCTCTTGTTAGCTTGTCAGGATATTCGATAATTCCTTGTGCGGTTGCTCCTTGACCAAAGAATCTTGCGGCGAACGATTGCAAAGCTGAGGCTAGTCCTAAATTATCTTTTAATTCTGTGACTCTACTCATGCCTCTTAGTTGCTGAGGTCTTCTGATCTCAGTCATGTGCAACATATCTTTTTGCGATACGTATTCGGACTCACTATTGGCTGCGTAATCCGTCATTGGATTACTTGTAATTATTCGATATTTAATTTCTCTTGTTGCTGGGTCGCGCATTACTTGAACCCTGAGAGGGTCGAGACAAACTAGATTGGCTATGTTTCCTGTTGCGTCTCGGTAAATTCTTACGAAAGCGTTGCCGTCTAATAACAAAGAAACTAACACTTGTTGAAAGTGTTCTGTTCTTAATAAATCTACGTCTGGTCTAATAACCCATTCTGGTTTAGGTCGGTATGGTGTTCTGTTTCCGTCAAATCTAATAAAAGCATCAACAGGCAAAGTAGAGATAGTATCGGAAATTAACAAAACACATGCGTAGAATGCGCTAATTTGTAAAGATGAACTTTCATCTATGTTTGTTCCAGCCTCGGTAGTGAAAGCAAAAGAATCGCCTGCGCCCCAAATTGATTGGAAGCTAATGGCTCGTTGTTCGCCAAAGTTAAATAAATTGCCTAACATTACTTACTCTTTTCGATTGATAGCCCGATCAGAACTGCGCTCGCGCCTACAGAGATTAGACCTAACGGAAGATAAATTATTCCTAAGCCAATTGAGATTGCTAGAAGTCCTGCAACTTGCATAACGGCACTTTTCACTTAACTCCTAAAAACTAAAAAATCCAGGAAGGACTTGTTCTGGTTCTTGTCTTGAAACAGTTGCCCTGTCAAAAGCGATTATACTAGCAACTGCGGCATCTATTTTTCGTGGCGAACTTCTATGCTCTTTTACTATTCTAGGTCCGAGTCTATCAATCTTTACGACAGCATTTGCTAAGTGTCGAGTTAATAATGGGTTATTGTCATGCGTTAGTTTTTGTTCGGCGACAGAATCATAAAACTTAGAGCAGGCTGGCACCATTCTCATAGCTGAGGTAGAAGGCCACTCAACTATTGGCACTCCTGCTTCTTCTAACACTTGCATACTTCGTTGCCACCTAAAAGGGTCACAAGCTACTTCTCTTACTTTATAAGTACCGCAACTTTCTAAAATACAGTTCTCGACATCAGCAATATCAACTCGCCAATCGTCTGTGTCTTCTGGTTGTTTTTCCCATGCTTTAATTAAAAAAATATGTGGTCGTTCTTCAATAGTTACTCCGACTACTACAGAAGCATCGCCTGAGAAAGAACCATCGAATCCTAGAATAATCTCAGTATCAGGATTGATTATCTTATCTTCTTGCGCACAAGACTCCCAAGTTCCTGTTGGTAGCCAAGCTGTTTGACTTGATACCCAAGCGTTAGTTCGTTTTGTACGAAACTCTGCTTCGGGAGTTCTTTTCACAGCAGACTCAAAATCTTCTACGCTGTTTAGATCACCGTAAGCAGGGTTAGCTAGTTCCCAAGAAGCTGAATTTCTATGGTCTGCATCTACTGGTGCTTCCCACCACGCCATAAAGAAAGATGGGTCAATAACTTCTCCACGAGAAACCTTTTGCCCATACTGATATAAATTGTACGCTATAGAATCTTGACCTGTTGAGTCTGACTTAACTCCTGCTGTAGTAATCGCTAGCAAGATAGGTTCTCTTCTTGCACCCATACCTAGTTGCATAACGTCAAACAGTTCACGATTAGGTGCAGCATGTAACTCATCATAAATAACTAGAGATGGCGATAATCCTTCCTTGCTAAAAGCTTCGCTAGATAAAACTCTGTAGACAGAACCAGTTGATGGGATTTCGATAGCATCTCGATACAGTTTTACTTGATCGTATAATTCAGAGTTAGCCTCAATCATTTTCTTAGCATCGCCGAATACGATTCTCGCTTGGTCTCTATCTGCGGCGCAAGAGTATATCTCTGCTCCACTTTCTCCTGTAAATAATCCCCACAAGGCAATACCCGAACTCATAGCAGACTTGCCGTTCTTGCGAGCCATACCTACTAAAGCTAATCTGTGTTTTAATTTCTTAGATTCGTTTAAAGCAAATATGTTAGTTAGTAAATCTTCTTGCCAGTCTCGTAAGACAATCGGTTGCCCTGCTTTTCCAGCGACAGTATCTTTTGTTTGTATACACATGGCGTTAATAAAGTTAATCGCATGTCGGCCTCGGCTAGTTTCTAAAGCCTCATCATCAACTGGTGTTATCCATTTTGGTGGCCAGCTTTTATTGTTCGTCTTTACGTTGGTTCGCACGCAGTTCCTCCAACTTGCTCATTCTTTTAACTTCGGCAATTCCTAATCTGGAACGATCCGTAGGACTAAATCCCAGCAAAGACAATCCTTGCATAATTTGGCTGTCAAGTTGTCGCAACGCTCGCCTATCTTCTGTTCTATTATCACGCAACACTTGAGTTCGTAACTGAACTCTTTCGTCTATCATCTCGCAAATCATCATAAACAAGTCAATATCGCTGATCGGAGAAACCCAAGTCATTCCCATAGACCAAATGCGTTCCCACAATTCCGTTCCCCAATGTCCTAATGGTCTTGGTGGTGCTGGCATTGTCGTTGCTGCTGGTAAAACTATGACCTCACTAGCTTTTGGCAATGGTCTTTTTCCTGGATTACCAATTAATCTTTTTTGTTCTATCGGTTTAGGTGGTCTACCTTTTGTCGTCATAGATATATTCTGTCAAAAGGTCTGCTCGAAGTTTCGTTTGACGCGTAATTCGGTTGAAATAAAAACTCCGACTTTCGCGACATTGCACAGGCTTG